GATCTTCCAGATTTTGAAGTAGCCGATGTAGGTACAGTATTAGACGATTTTGGAATTGATATTGATGCGCCAGATATTAACATTCCTAAAATTCCACTTCCTGAGTTACGTAAATTATTACAAATTGGATTACCTGCAGCAAAAGAAGCTGAAGAAACAATTGTATCTTTACAATCTCCTTTTGACATAAATCCATTAGATGAACCATTATTCTCACGAGAAGTGTTGTCAAGAACTTTTACTTGACATTTAAATAATTATCCTGTATACTGAGGTGTATAAATGACCTACCTAGAATTAGTCAATGCTGTTTTAAGGCGATTACGTGAGGAAGAAGTAGCGTCTGTTTCAGATACAGATTATTCTTCTTTGATTGGTGATTTTGTTAACGATGCTAAGCGTCAAGTAGAAGATGCTTGGGATTGGACAGCATTACGTGATGCGTTTGCAATTACAACAGTGGCCGGAACAGGTACGTATTCACTAACAGATTTTGGCGTTCGTTCTAAACTCCTATACGTTCACAATGAAACAGACAATCAAATTGTTTATCAAGAATCTTTACAGAGAATACGTGAATTAAATCTTGGCACAGACAATGCTCAAGGCACTGTTCAATATTATGCTGTTAATGGTGTTGATGCGAACGGAGATGCTCGTATTACTTTTTATCAAACACCAAATGGAACAAAATCAATTAATGTTTATGCTGTAATACGCCCTGGGGATTTAACAACAGATACAAGTTCTGTTGTTATTCCTCACGCCCCTATTATTCAATGGGCTTATTCTTATGCACTACGTGAGCGTGGTGAAACTGGTGGTCAGTCTGCAGCAGAACAAGCCATCTTTGCAAAAGAAGATTTAACTAATGCAATTGCTTTTGACGCAGGATATAGTCCTGATGAAACTATCTTTGGTGTTGTATAATGGCTAAACAACTACAGAGTATTGCAATTCAGGCTCCAGGCTTCTTTGGGTTAAACACTCAAGACTCTCCTACGTCCTTGTCTGAACAGTTTGCACTCGTAGCTGATAACTGTGTGATTGACCAATTTGGCCGTATTGGTGCTCGTAAGGGTTGGACATACTTAACAGACACTAACCCAGACGACATTGTACACATCAGTGAATTTATTAAGAATGACGGTACGACAGAAGTGATTAGTGCTTCTGCTACTGCAATATACAAAGGAACCACAACGCTTACTGATATTACACCCGCAAGTTACACCGTTAGTGATGGTAATTTTGATAGTGCCAACCTTAACGGAGTAATTTATCTATTTAGAGAGGGGTCTGATCCAGTATACTATGATGGTACAACGTGTGATGAAGTGTCTGCTCATGCAGACTATAGCGGCACGGTTCCTTCTGGTAATATTGTTCAGTCTGGCTTTGGTAGACTCTGGGTTGCCAAAACGTCAAGCGATAACACCACGGTATATTGGTCAGACCTACTCACTGGATTCAAGTGGGACACTGGTAGTTCTGGATCTATTGACGTATCTAAAGTATGGCCCAACGGTAATGATGAGATAACAGCACTCAAGGTGCATAACAACTTCCTCATCATCTTTGGTAAAACACAAATACTTGTCTACAGCGGTGCTGATGATCCTGCAACAATGCAATTGTCAGACACTGTGGTTGGTGTGGGTTGTATTGCTCGTGACAGTGTGCAAGTGACAGGTAAGGATATTATTTTCTTGTCTGACGACGGGCTACAGAGCCTAGGACGTACTATTCAAGAGAAGTCTGCACCGATGCGTGACCTGTCTAAGAATGTACGTACAGAAATGATGTCACTTGTGTTAAGTGAAACAGGAAACATTATTTCAGTGTATTCACCTGAAGAAGCATTTTATCTCTTGCACCTACCAGATAACGGTATCACGTATTGTTTTGATATGCGTAGTGCGTTAGAGGACGGGTCAGCAAGAGCAACACGTTGGAACACTATCACCCCTCAAGCTCTCTGTAGGCTCCGTGACGGGACGCTCCTAATTGGTAAGAGTGAAGGTATTGCAGACTATGAAGGTTTCTCTGACGATGGCTCTACGTACATTATGTCATACTTTACCAACTACATTGACTTTGGTGCTCCGTCTAACCTAAAGCTACTGAAGAACTTAAAGATAACAATCATTGGTGGTAGTGACACTCAGGCAACACTCAACTGGGGTTATGACTACTCATTTGGTTATCGTAAAAAAACATTTACACTTGCCGAACAGATCATTGCTGAGTACAACATCGCAGAGTATAACATCGGTGAGTTTAACGCAGGTGTCTTGGTAAACCGTCCATCAGTACAAGCATCAGGTGGTGGTCAAGTCGTACAACTTGGTATTGAATCAGAAATCAACGGATCAACAGTGTCTATTCAGAGACTCACTGCACAGGCTATTATTGGAAGGACTATCTAATGAAACGCTGTGCAACATGTAATGAAAACAAAGAATACACAGACTTTCAAAGAAACTCACAGCAGAAAGATGGGTATAGTTGTTACTGTCGGTCTTGTACAACAATTGCATACAAAGTCCGGTACGAAGAAAATAAAAACAACCAAGATTGGCAATTACAAAAAATGCTTAATGCAAGCAGAACGAGAGCTACTCGTAAAAATTTAGAGCACACACTTACATTAAACGAGTTACAGTACTTGTATCCGGATGATAATAAGTGTCCTGTGTTTGGTTTTGAACTTGATTGGGGACATCCTAAGTGGTCAAGTCCAAGTTTAGATCGTATAGATTCAACCAAAGGATACACGTATAACAATTGCCAAATTATATCTAACAAAGCAAACATGTTAAAAAATGATGCAACCTTAGAAGAATTGGAATTGTTAGTAAATTATCTAAAGGAGATTAAGTTTTGAGCAACTACACTAAGACAACCAACTTTGCTGTCAAGGATAACTTGGCATCTGGTAATGCGGCAAAGATCATCAAAGGCACTGAGATTGACTCAGAGTTTAACAACATTGCTACAGCCGTGGCAACGAAAGCAAACACAGCAGACCCTACATTCACAGGGACTGTAACAATACCAACGCTATCTGTCTCAGGTACTGCGACTATTGGTACGATTGACGGAGGAACATACTAATGGACGAATTAGCAGGATTGTTAGGTTTAGGCGGTATGGCCGCCTCTGCTTATTTACCTTATGCAGCTGCAGGTGGACAAATTGATTACTTGCGTGGTTTAGGACCACAACTTGCAGAACAAGCAACACAAATAGGACAAACCGCAGCTGAACGTGCTCAGTTTACACCGTTTACAGTGACTACAGGAACTGGATCTACAGCAGTTGGTCCTGGTGGCGGATTAACACAAACACTTGGACAAACTCCTGCAGAAATACAGCAAGGGTTGTTGTTACAAGCATTAACAACGTCTCAGCAAGCAACACCAACAGCACAAAGTTTGTTTGAGCAAATGCAAGCACTGCAAGCTCCAGAGATTGAAAGACGTAGACAGCAATTAGCAACACAACAATTTGGACAAGGACGTACAGGCGTACAAACAGCTGCTTATGGTGGAACGCCTGAAGCATTAGCGTTTGAAAAAGCGTTACAAGAACAACAATCGCAAAATATGTTAACAGCCTTGACACAAGCTCCTGCCTTAGCAGGACAGCAAATTCAAAATATTGGAGGATTGTTGGGAGCCGCATACACTCCAGAAACTCAAGCTTTAGCAGCACTTACACCTGCAGCACAGTTTGCTAATATTGCACAGAGTGCAGGACTTGGTGAAGCGGAATCATTGTATAAGGGTGGTATTGCAGGTTTGGAAGCGCAAGCAGGTGCAGGTACTGCTGTGTCCTCTCTTGAAGCAAATCGTGTTCGTGCGCTAGCAGATGCATTGTCTGGATTGTTTAGTGCTCAGTCAGGCCAAGCAAGTCCTTACATGCAATTGATAGATGTTTTAGGACTTACAGGATCAGAGGCAACTTAATATGGCACAACAGTCAATGATATTAAACATGCTCAAAACACCACAACAAGTGAGAGAAGAGCAATTAGCCAAGCTTCGTGAGCAATCTACAGCACAGGCAAAACTATTGGCATCTCCTGTATCAGCTACCACTGCCTTACCTGGTTTAATTAGTCGATATGCCGCAGGTGCTATGGCTGAACAAGCAACAGACATTGAGAAAGCACGTAGACGTGGATTAGAAACAGCAGCTGGTTTGTTAAGTGTTGGTGCAGGAAACTTAGGTCCGGCACAAGCATTACGTTCTGCTATGTTTTCTCCTGAAGAAAGGCAAGCACAAGATGTGCAGAATATTGTTAAAGGATTAGATATGAACAATCCTGCTGCATTAAAAAAAGCAGCAGCTGAGTTAAGTAAACTAAACAACCCGCAAAGCGCATTAATGTTAACAGAACGAGCAAAAAAAATTGAAGCAGACGCAGCAGCATCAGCTTTAGCAGAACGTGAAGTTAAAGTTCAAGAACAATTAGCCGGAATTAAAGGACGACAAGCTACCACTCAAGAAGGTGAGCTTACGCTTGAACAAGAAAAAACTAAACTTGCCACGAGTCTTGGTGTAACAATGGATGTGCTAGATAACGCTACAGTAGATTCTGTTGCTAAAGCAGCTAACATTCTTGAACAACCATTACGTGGGCCAGAAACGCTTGAAAATAGAATTGCAAGAGCACGTAATGCGCTTAAAGAACGTCCTGCAAGTGGAGGAACAACTGTTACTAATGATTTAGGCATCTTAGGTGATATTTGGAGACAAACTTTTCAAGAAGCTGAAGCTAAAAAGTTTGGTGGTATGACTGCTGAAGCATTCACTGAAATGGAAAAATCTGTTACGTTGATTCCTTCTGCTTTACGTGATGTTAACCAAATGAATGAGTCGTTAAACACGTACATTGCATCTGGCGGTCAAACAGGTAGTTTTGCCAACTTTAGAACAGGCATGTTACAAGGATTGCGTGGACTTGGTGTTGAATTAAAAGATGACTTGCTTAATCAAACAAATGAAGGTGAATTTATTAACACCTTATCAACCAAGTATGTATTCCCACTGGTTAAAAACTTCCCAGGTGCGTTAGCAGCTAAAGAACTTGATCGCTTAGAACGTCTTGGACCAGATGCAGCAAAACAACCTGAAAACATTGTACGTCTAATTAATGCTGTTGAGGTAGATTTAACACAACAAAATTATGTGTACAATCAAGCTGTCAAGCATTTAGAAACAAATGATACATTGCAAAATTTCCGCCCTGGTAAAATTGCAATTGATTTCCAACGCAAATATCAAAGACTAGAAACTTTACAAGATAAGCATCAGGCGTACCTTGCTAATCCGCAAAATGCGCCTACACTCACTGCAAATGAAAAGCAAGAAGCACAACAGCTTCAGGCTGAATTGAGGATTTTATAATGTCTTCAGCTTTAAACTATGACTTCAACGCTACAGTTAATTTACAACAACAACCTCAACCAGGTCAGATTGTTGATCCTGAAGGATCTTTAACACAAACACAGGACGTAGCAAACGTAGAATCTAGTAGTTCTGCTTTACCAATGATTGGTGGCACTGTAGGCGGTTTGTTAGCTCCCTTTTTAGTTCCTAAGCCTTTACAACCTGCAACCACTGCAATTGGACGTGTTACACAAAGCACATGGCCTTCTGTGTTTGGTACGGGCGTAGGAGCTACACTTGGTAGTACGTTAGAACAAAGTTTAGAAGGGCAATCTCTTACTGATCCTGCAGTGTTACAACAAATAGCAGAAGATGCGGGTGAACAAATGGCTTGGGATGCGGGTGGTAACCTTGCATTTATGGGCGGTGCTAAAATGTTTGGCTTAGGTTTGCAAGGTGTCAATTCAACACTCAAAGCATTAGGTATAACACGTGAAAACTTTCCCAACCTAAACCCAAAAGAAGCATTACAACTTGCTCAGAAGTTTTTATCACAACGTGGTGCAACGCTAACAGCAGGACAGTATTCAGGTGGATTGAGAGAAACCATTGAAGGTATTGTTAAAGGCCCGTTTACATCACGTTTGTTCTCTAATCAACAAGACGCTGTTGCGAATGCTTTAATGAAAGGTGTAGATGAATTAAAAACTAAAATTCCAGGTACACCTGAATACCGTGCTCAACTTGGCCTTATTGGCGATGCTTCATGGGCATCAGGATTAAGTTTCGGTGAGGCGTTAAAACAAGCTAACAATGCTGTTAAGAATACTGTTAAGCCTTTCTATGAAAAGCTAGATGCCAAAGGCTATGGTATTCAAGTTGATGTGACAAAGATTAAAGACGCAGCAAACAAGATTTTAAAGCCAACTCAAGGATCAGAACTTCCGCTTGCGTTAAAACAGAATCAAGAATTGTTAGCCTTGTCCAATCTGACAGGAAAAGAAAGCCTTGCGTCTTTACATGCATATCGTTCTCAAATCACTGCTGACATTATGAAGCATGATAATCCTTTAGAAGCTGTCAAACCAACAGTAGATAAAGCACAATTGATTCAAATTAAGAGTGCGTTGGATGAGGCGATTGATGATGCCGCTGCTAAAATGATGGGCGGTGATGCGGCGTTAGTGGCAGAGTATCGTGTAGTGACAGATCTTGTTAGAGAGTCTAGTCAAAACTTATTTGGCGAGACATTGAAAGCAGCCCTAAAGAAAGATCCAGAGCGTGTTGGTAAGGCTATCTTTGCAGACGGCAATGTAAAGGCAATTCTTGAACTACGGAAAGCCGCTAAGCAAGCGTCTATTGCCACTGCTGAAGGTAAGGCTTTGTCTGAAGGTTTAGAAAGAGGCTCAGCAGAGTTTGCACGTAGGGTGAGAGTATTACGTGCAGATCCTCCTGCCGGAGTTTTAAACGAATCTCAGATTTTAAACAATGTCCGTCAAGGTTATATTGCTGACATGATGGACAACCCACAAGCCATTTTAAAATGGGCTAATGAGATTGAATCCAATCCTAACGTGAGACGCACTTACAAGTTGTTATTTGAAAAGGATCAGTTAAACTTCTTAGATGACTTGGCTAATGCTGCACGTAAAGGTCTTGCACCTACAGATCGTGGTGTTGGTTTGACGTTCCAAACAATTGGTCAGTTTTCTGGGGCAGGTACTTTATTGTTTGGCCCTGGTATTATTGCGTTTACATTAAACGATGAGAACAAGGATGACCTAGCAAAGGCAGGACTCACATCGTTGTTATCTGGTGGTGCTTTAGTGTTGACACAAGCACAGATAGCAAAAGCGATGACCGATAAGAATGCTGTTGATGCACTGGCTAAGCTGTCTAAGTACAGTGGGCGTAAAGCTTTAGGCGGTGCGTTTTCTAAGACGATACTGCAACCATTATATGATGCAGGAGTGTTTGACCTACAATCATTCTCAGAAACGACACAGCAACAGCAGCCACCACCTAACGTACCGTTTACCGTTAGCGGTGGTAGTCCTCTTAATTACGACTTCTCACAATAAAAAAAGCCCCTCACTTGGAGGGGCATATCACCGGAGAGTGAAACTATTCAAATATCTGGTGGACATCTCCCCACATAACTTTAAAAAATGGGATGTTCACTATCCACCCATCAAAGAAGAACACTTCTGCTT